TGGAGCAACATTTGCAGGTTCAACTACAACATTCTTAGCTAATGTATCATTTACTATAGATCAAAAATATAGACTAGCAAGTGACCTCAGTGTTAACAACAGTGTCGGTGATAGTATTAACTCGGGTGGTGTTACACGTTTCTGGGAATATAGAGACAACGTTGATAAAGCTCCTAGTCAATCAGAATATTCTAATAATGTAGCAAATAATACTGCTAATGATGAATTACATATAGTTGTATCAGATGAAGATGGAACCATTACTGGTACTAGAGATAATATCTTAGAAGTATGGGAAGGTCTATCAAGAGCATCAGATGCTAAGAACGAAAGTGGAGAGTCAATTTACTACAAAGATGTAATTGATAATCAATCTAATTGGCTTTGGGTTGGTGGTACTGATGTTCGAGCAACGTCAAATGTTAATACTGCAGCAGAAACATATTCGAATACCGCTGTAAATCTTAACAACTACGTTAACGCTGTGAAGCCTTATACGAAGTCTATGTTGATTGGTTCTGATGGTACTAATCCAAATGAAACATCAATTGCAATCGGTGCACTTCAATCAGCTGTTGACTTATTCAAGAGTCCAGAGGATATTGATATATCATTAGTGCTTACTGGATTGTCCAGAGGTGGTACTAATGGTGAGCAATGGCCAAACTATCTGCTTGATAACATTGCTGATATCCGAAAAGATTGTGTTGTGTTTATGTCACCAGAAAAAGCTGATGTGTTCAATAATACTGGCGGAGAGTTTAACGATGTAACAACTTTTGCGAATTCGTTAACTCCGTCTTCGTATGGGGTTTGTGATAGTGGTTGGAAGTGGCAATATGACAAATACAGTGATGTATATAGGTACGTTCCATTGAATGGTGATATTGCTGGTTTGGTTGTAAGAACCGATGATGTAAGAGATCCTTGGTGGAGTCCTGCTGGATATAACCGAGGCATTATTAAGAATATCATTAAGTTACCTTATAATCCTGACAAGGCTGATCGCGATCATCTTTATAAGAATAAAGTTAATCCGGTTATTACTCAACCAGGTCAAGGTACATTGTTGTTTGGTGATAAGACATTGCTCAGCAAGCCTAGCGCATTCGATAGAATTAATGTTCGTAGGTTGTTCATTGTTCTTGAGAAAGCAATTGCAACGGCAGCTAAGTTTATGTTGTTTGAATTCAACGATGAGTTTACTCGGGCCCAGTTCCGGAACATGGTCGAGCCTTTCTTGAGAGATATTCAAGGTCGTCGAGGAATTTACGACTTTAGGGTTGTCTGTGATGAAACAAACAATACCGGCGAAGTAATTGATGGTAATAGATTTGTAGGAGATATTTATATTAAACCTGCAAGGTCAATTAACTTCATTCAGTTGAACTTTATTGCAGTACGTACTGGAGTAGAATTCTCTGAAGTAGTCGGACAATTCTAAGATAAATAGTCGTAGACAAGTTGGAGGAGCTTAAAAAATGGCTTTTAATATAAACGAAATCAAAGCACAGCTGACTCTTGGAGGCGCTCGCCCGTCTCTATTTCAGGTGACTTTGACTAATCCTGTAAATGGATCGGCAGATTTCAAATTTCCATTTATGTGTCAAGCGGCGCAACTGCCTGCTTCCACATTAGGAACGATTGAAGTACCGTATTTTGGTCGTAAGATTAAAATTGCTGGTGATCGTACATTTGCTGAGTGGACAGTTACAATCATACAAGATGAGGATTTTGCAATTCGTAATGCAATGGAAGAGTGGAGCGGTAGTATCAATTCACTTCTTGGTAACTTGAGAGGGTTTGGTAGCGCTTCACCAAGTCTTTATAAAGCGAATGCGAATGTAACTCATTTTGGTAAGACCGGTCTTCCATTACGGACTTACACATTCAATGGATTATTTCCGACGGAAATTTCTCCAATTGATTTGGATTGGAATACGACGGATACTCTTGAAATGTTTACCGTTACGTTCCAATATGACCATTGGGAGGTTGGCGGCGCTACTGGTAATGCCGGCGGCACTTAATATATAATTATAATTACAATAAGGTGATATAATATGGCACAGTTATTTGGGTTTGAATTTAAAAGATCGGGTGCAAAAACAGAAGAAGATCTAGGATCGTTTGCACCGATAATCGACGACGAAGGTTCCATGGTAGTTGCCGAAGGCGGCGTCTATGGGACCTACGTCGATCTAGAAGGTTCAACCCGTACCGACGCAGAGCTAATCACCCGGTATAGACGTATGTCTTTACAGCCGGAGTGTGAGTTAGCTATTGATGACATCGTTAATGAAACTATTATCTATGGTGAAGAGCATCAAATTGCTGACATAAATTTAGATAGTGTCAATACTTCTCCTGCTATTAAAGAAGTTCTTAGAAATGAATTTAATGAAACAAAAAAACTCTTAGACTTTGGTAACAAAGGTTATGAGATTTTTAGGCACTGGTATATTGATGGTAGACTTTACTATCATGTAATTATTGATCCTAAGAAACCTGATGAAGGTATTGTAGAATTACGGTTCATTGATCCTAGAAAGATTAAAAAGGTTAGAACTGAGAAAAAGAAAAGAGTTGGTGAAGGTGGTGGTGCCGTAACAATCAGGCAAACCAAAGAAGAATACTACATGTATAATGAAAAGGGGTTTACTGGATATCCAGGAGCAACTCCTACATCAGCAGCTGGTGAGCAGGGAGTTAGGATAGCACGTGATGCAATTATCCTTTGTTCGTCAGGATTAATGAGTGAGGATAATAGAATAGTCCTTTCTCATTTACACAAAGCAATTAAACCATTAAATCAGTTACGGATATTAGAAGATGCTTCTGTTATCTATAGGATAGCAAGAGCACCAGAACGTCGTATCTTCTATATCGATGTTGGCAATCTTCCTAAGATGAAAGCTGAGCAATATCTACGTGACATGATGGCGAAGCATAAAAACAGATTAGTGTACGATGCATCTACTGGTGACATTAGAGATGACCGTAAGTTTATGACTATGCTAGAAGATTATTGGTTACCTCGCCGTGAGGGTGGTAGGGGTACTGAGATAACGACTCTTCCTGGTGGCCAGAATTTAGGTGAGATGGATGATGTAGTATACTTCCAAAAGAAATTATACAGATCATTGAATGTTCCTGTATCGAGACTAGAGCCAGAAACTGGATTCTCTCTTGGTAGAAGTGCTGA